TTACTCTGCGTTCGGGTCATCCAGTCGATAAGGCTCGAACCTCACCACCTCTTCCCCAACATGCTCGTTGATCTCTCTCATCGTCGCCTGCAGCGGTTCCAGTTCATTGGCCACGAATACCCGCGCCGCTTTCTCGATGTCACCGAAGCCCCCAGTGTTTTGCGGAATGATGCCCATCAACTGCGGCGGTATGCGGTGGCCAGCCAGTTGGTCATCGCGGGTAATGTTCTTAATGGAAGCAAACTCATCCTTGGCGGCCACTTCACTGACCGGGATGATCTGAACGCCGTCCTTCTTCCCCCTGGGTGAATACAGAAACAAATTCCTAAAATTTCCGGGTCCTTTAGATTCCTTCAGAGCCTTACGCATCGCGTCGATGTCTTTCTGATCGTGGGCCGGGTCATTCACATACATGATAAATCCAGCGTGTGAACCGTTCAGGTAGTAGCGGCGGCGGAACAGTGTCGCGCTCTCATTCAACCAGGCGCTTTGCAGGCTGCCGATATAGTCCGGCACACCATAGATCGTCTGGTCTATATCGGGCTCCAACAGGTGGATGGTCCGCCCTTTGGGCAGCTCCACGCGCTCCATATAGTTGGGGTTCCACCAGTACCGATCATTGTCACCTCGCCGCATGTACTTTGACGAACGGTGCTGTAAACCCAGTAAGCGCCCTAGCCGCCCTCTCACCTCCTCCAAGTAACCGTTGCCAAACACCAGGTAATCAAGAGCCACCGCGCTAAAGTCGCGTCGGGGTAGCAGCGGGTGAGGTACAAACGTTTTCAGCAGAATATTCCGCTTCACCTGCATGGCGCTGCCGTGGTGTGGGGTCGCGCGATAGCTCTTGGCCAGAATGCTCAACGGGATCGGCGGCTCGTACCACTCATCCGGCGTCAGCCAAACGCCCTCATACCAAACATCACGCATGCTGGTGACCGGCTCGGGGTCGCCAAACGTGAAGGCCTCCATATGCCCGCTGTCGGTGGCCACCGCTGGGACGGCCTTGTCAGTCTCATAGGCATACACGCGGTGACGCGGCTTAGCCGCAGCGGTCGTTGTCATTCGTAGATCTCCATTAGTGATTTACCGGTGCCCTCTTCGGTAGGGCCGTCAACTGGTTCAAACTTGAGCGCGTGCATAGTGGCCCACGCCAAATCACCGTGCCCGGTGGCTTTGCTACGGCCACTGGTATACGTGAATTGGCGCCCGCCTTTGGTAAGTTCTTTTTTGATCGACATGAACGCGGCGGCCAAATCCGACCAGCCCGCATCGAATTCAAGACGCCCTTTATTGATAATCTGCTGAGCCTGCAAAACCATTTGAGTTTTAAGCTCAACGCTATAGCTATAACGGGTAACGGTTGGAAACCACTTCTCGACATACTCAGCCACCGCCCCACCAATGCTGGTGGTATCAATCCCGATATGCCCAATGGTGTATTTATCGCGGAACGATTCGATAAACGCCGCTTGGTCTTCATAGTCCTGGCCCTTAAGCCGGTGGCGTTCAAGTACGCGGTGTTTTTCATCGCGGGAGCGGGCGGGCAAAACCACCACCAACCCGGCACCGTCTCCATCTTCACCCCGGCCAGTTGGGTCGTAACCAATCCACACCTCACGATCACCAACGGGGCGCGGAGCAAATGGCCGGTAGTCGTCCCACACTTCCCAGCTATCGACCATGCAGCTCTTCATCACGGTCAGCGGGAACGCGCTCTGGCTATCATCGACAAACCCGCACATCAGCAGGTTGTCGAACTCCTCCGATGAATACTCCATTCGCAGCTGATCGAGGTCGAACAGATCACAGCCGCCCTCGATAGCATCCAGCACGGTCACGATCTGCCGCCAGTGCCCATCCGGGCACAGCTTGCCGTTTTTCAGCGCTTCGTGACTGACATCAAACTCTTCACGTTCGGATTTTTTGCGCCGCTTGTTAAACAGCTCACCGTTCCAGAACGGGTACCCCTCGTGTCCAACACTCGACGGCGTCGAAAAATACGTCTGCCGCCACTTCTTGTGCATCGCCATGCCAGAGGTGACTTTGCGGAACTCGGCAAATCGATGAATCCAAAAGTACTCATCCAGATAAACGTCACCGTGGTACCCCTGGGCGGTTTTAGAGTTGGTACCCAGAAAGTGCAGCTCGGCACCGTTATCCAGAACGATGGGATCGCCTTTCAGCTCGACATCGCACACCTCTTTGACGAACTGGACGATGTAATTACGGAAGATATGCGCCTGGGCACGGCTGGCAGAAAGGAAAATCTTATTCCGCCCATGCTTGAACGCATCGACGATAGCCTCGCGGGCGAAGTACCAAGTAGCGCCAATCTGGCGGCTCTTGAGAATGTTGCGAATGCGGTGCTTTTGGCCTGCTTCATGCCACACCGCCTGATATTCGAAAAGCGAATCCAGAAACGCCGCTTCAAGCGCTTCCACCTGCTCATCATCCAGCGCGTTGCGCCGTGGCTTCTTCTTCGGCCCAGCGTTGCGCGCCTCGATGTTGGGGTTTAAGTCTCCCTCGCGCCCGGTTTCGTCATACTTCCGAATCCTAGCCAGGCGCTCCAGTTGGCGACCAAGCAAATCAATCTCTTTAAAGTCGCCCGGCTCTTTTTTCGGCTTGGCCACCAATTGAACTATTCGCGCCTCAAGCGAGTGCTCTACTCGCTCGGTGGGCGTGGCATCTTCCCAGCGGTCGCGCGCCTTCCAGCTATGCACCGTTGCGGATTTTTCGTTAATCACCTCAGCAATGCGCGCGACTCGCCACCCCTGCCAGTAGAGGTGGCGGGCGGTCATACGCGGCGATTCGTCGGCGCTCAATATCGGGGTGGGGGCTGTTGTCGTCATGCCGCCAGCGTACCCGCCGCGCGCGAAGCCCACGCCTGCCGTGGCTTGTCTTACCAACCCCGCACAACGCCAAAGCGTTGAGCCAAACGCGCTACACGCGGAACCTGAGCCCACACGAACAGCCACCCGCTCAGGAAGCCCAACATGCCCAAGTCATTCCGCGTCGCCACCGAAGGCGCAACCACCGACGGCCGCGAGATCCAGCGCGAATGGATCGAACAAATGGCCGCCAACTACGACCCGAAAAAGTACGGTGCCCGCGTCTGGATGGAGCATATTCGCGGCCTGACCGCCGACAGCGTCTTCAACGCCCTCGGCGATGTGCTCTCGGTAGAAGCCCGCGAAGTGGAAGACGGCAAGCTGGCCCTGTTCGCCGAGATCGACCCCACCGACGAACTCAAGGCGATGAACAAAAAGCGCCAAAAGGTTTACAGCTCCATCGAGGTCAACCCCAAGTTTGGCGACACCGGCGAAGCGTACCTGGAAGGCCTGGCCGTCACCGACTCCCCCGCTTCACTCGGCACCGAGATGATCAAGTTCAGCCGCGAAGCGGGCAAAGGCTCACCGCTGGCCAGCCGCAAGCAGCACGAAGGCAACCTGTTCAGCGAAGCGGTCGAAGTCGCGCTGGATTTCAGCGAAGAGAAGCCACCGGCCGCCGAAGGCCTGAAAGCCAAAATCGCCAGCCTGTTCAAACGCCATGACACCAAAACCACTCAAGGCTTTGAAGCCTTCCGCGCCGAGCTAGAAGGCACGCTGGAAGTAGTCGCCGAGCACTACAACGCGCTGGCCGATGAACTGGAAAACCGCCCCACTGCCGAGCAGTTCAGCCAGTTGCAAACAGCTCATAACGATCTGAACAAGCGCTTCGAAGACCTATATGCCCAGATCGACAGCACCCCGGACACTCCGCCGCGCACCCCAGCCACAGGCGGTGGCCAACAACTCACCGATTGCTAAGCGCCGCCACCAGCCGCCGCCAAATCACTCATTCAAGGGAAACCACATGCGCACCGATACACGTAAAGCCCTCAACGCCTTTAAGGCACAGCTCGCCACACTGAACGGCGTAGAAACTGCCAGCGAGCAATTCAACGTCGTGCCCAGCGTTCAGCAAACGCTCGAAACCCGCATGCAGGAATCAAGCGCATTCCTGTCCAGCATCAACATGGTCGGCGTCGATGAGATTAAAGGTCAGAAAGTGGGCCTCGGCGTCACCGGCCCCATCGCCGGGCGCACGAACACCGAAGAGAAAGACCGCGCCACCCGCGACGTCAGCGAACTGACCGACAACAGCTACGAGGCGGTCAGCACCGAGTTTGATACTCACATTCGCTGGGCACAGCTAGATGCCTGGTCACGCTTCCCAGACTTTCAGGCACGTATCCGCAACGCCATCCTGCAGCGGCAAGCGCTCGACCGCATCATGGTCGGCTTCAACGGCACGTCGGCTGCAGCGGAAACCGACCGTACCGCTAACCCAATGCTGCAGGATGTGAACATCGGTTGGCTGCAGAAGTACCGCACGCACGCACCCGCCCGCGTACTGTCAGGCGTCACCATCGGAAAAGGGGGCACTTACGAAAACCTCGACGCCCTGGTGTTCGATGCCGTCAACGAAATGATTGATCCCTGGTACCGAGAAGACACCGCGCTGGTGGCCATCATGGGCCGGAAAATGTTGGCGGATAAGTATTTCCCGCTGATTCAAGGCAACGCAGAAACCCCAACTGAAGCCCGGGCGCTTGATCTGATCATCAGCCAAAAGCGCGTCGGTGGCCTGCAAGCCGTACGCGCGCCGTTCGTGCCTGACGGTGCGGTGATGATCACCTCACTGGCCAACCTATCGCTTTACTGGCAGCTCGGCAGCCGCCGCCGCTACGTGCTGGATAACCCCAAGCGCAACCGTCTGGAAAACTACGAATCCAGCAATGATGCCTATGTCATCGAAGACTACGGCTTCGGCTGCTTAGTCGAGGGCATCACTGAGTACGTACCTGAGCCGGAAGTTTAAGGGGAAGTCATGAAAAGCCCAGCCCGTAAACACTTTGAGCAAGTGACCGCCGCGAAAGCGGCGGGCGCTGCCACCCCAGGCGAGCAGCAACAAGGCGAGCAATACGAGCTCCACGCGCACGCCCTGTATGAGGCCCGCCGCACCCTCAAAACCATCAAGTCGATCCAGGCCAAGATCGAGAAAAAGCGCGAGCTATTGCCCGACTTCATGCCCTACATCAACGGCGTCTTATCGGAAGGCAAAGGCGCAAAAGACGACGTGCTTATGACCATGATGGTCTGGTGTATCGACGTGGGCGACTTCGAAAAAGCGCTGGAAATTGGAGCCTACGCCGTGAAGCACAGCATCGACACGCCCGACCAGTATGAGCGCGACACCGTCAGCATCCTGGCCGAAGAGATCGCCGAGGGCGTCAAGCTTCAACTGGCAAAAGAAAATCCCGACGCCGACGCACTGGCCAACGTTATGGCACGCGCTGTGGCCATCGTCGGTGATGCGGATATGCACGATGAGATCAAAGCCAAGGTGCATAAGTACTACGGCTACGCCCTACGCGCCGCCGAAGATCCCGAAGGCGCACTCGAGCAGCTCAAGCAAGCGCTATCGCTCAATGAGCGAATTGGCGTCAAGCAAGACATGCAGCAGCTAGAACGGCAGCTCAAGAACGCAGGCGAAAAGGCCAACGCCTAACGCCCAACCGAGTCGCACCCCGACGGCAAGGGGGCATCGCTAAGCAAGGGCTTTCAGCCTCGCGCGAAGTGATCCACCCCCTTCTTTCTTAACAGGTGGCCACCATGTTCCCCAACAGCCCCACCCCGCCAAACGCGCCGCCAGAAACACCGTTGGAGATCATCGCCAACAACGGCTTTTGGCCGGATATCGACCCCAACGCCTTTCAGGAAGAAGAGCGCATCTTCAAGGTCACGCCGCCGCGCATCAAGCAATCACTCCGCGCCGCGATGGCCGATGTGAACCGCCAGTTGGCCAACTACCAGCACGCACAGCAGCAAGCCGGGCGCATGGCCTGCGATGCCATCCCGCCCGAAATCTGGCAAACGCCAGGTGATATTCAACTGCTGTATACCCGCGCCGTTTACGCCCAAGCCCAAGCGGATCTGTTGGAGCGCTACCGCGACGCCTCCGCCACCGGCAAAGGCGACGAACGCGGCGAAGCCAAGGATCTGGCCGCCGACGACTACCGCGCCGATGCCCGTTGGGCCATCGCTGAACTCGTCGGCCGCACGCACACAACGGTCGAGCTGATATGAACCGCGTCGTGCGCGCCCACCAGGGCGAAACGTTAGACGCCCTGCTCTACCGCGTGTACGGCAGAACCGCCGCCATTACCGAGCAAACGCTCACGCTCAACCCGCACCTGGCAGAACAAGGCCCGGTGCTCAAAGAGGGAACGCCGGTCACGCTGCCACCGCCACCGGACACCCGCGAAACCAAACAGCCACGCATCCAGCTTTGGAGCTGAGGGAGCCCATGAGCCACCCGTATGAAATCACCACCGAGAGCGTCAAAGCCGCGCCCCCGGCCGTCGTCTCGCTGCTCCACGTCGGCGGCATGACCCCCGCCGATTGGGTCACGGTCCTCACGCTGCTTTACCTCGCACTACAAATCGGGCTGCTGGTACCGCGCTACCTCACCCGCCTGCGCACCTACTGGGAGAACCGCCGTGGGTCTTAAAACCAAACTCGGCGTTAGCCTCGCCGCCGGTGCCATCAGTATCGCCACCGCCGTGGTGTCGTTCTACGAAGGGTACGAGCCCACCGCCTACCGCGACCCCGTGGGCATCCCCACCATTTGCTATGGCCACACCGCCACGGTGCGCATGGGGCAAACGCTCAGCCCAACCGAATGCACCGCCCTGCTGCAGCAAGATCTCGGTCACGCCTTCGCGGTGGTGGATCGCCGCGCACAGGTCGAGCTTCCAGAGCCCACCCGTGCCGCGCTCGCCTCGTTCGTTTACAACGTGGGGGAAGGCAACTTCGCCCGCTCCACCCTGCTACGCAAACTCAACCGCGGCGACCTACGCGGTGCCTGCCACGAGCTAAGCCGCTGGGTCTACGCCGGTGGCCGCAAGCTCAACGGCCTGGTGAACCGCCGCACCACTGAAAAAGAGATCTGCTTGGCTGGCGTAGAACAGGAGGCCACCCCATGACCCGCCTACTCGCCGCCCTAGCCATCCTGGTGCTCGTGCTGCTAGTCACCTGGGCGCTGTGGCAGCGCACCCACGCCGCCGAAGCTCGTGCGGATCTCGCCGAACAGCAGCTCGCCGACTCACGGCAGCGGGAAGAAGAAAGCAAGGTAGTCATTGATGCGCTATGGGAAAACGCCATGCGCCTAGAAAGCCAACGCCGCGCGCTGGCCGATCAGCAAGCCGCCCTCACCCGCACCGCCTCTCACCGCTTGGCCACTATCGAGGAACTGCAACATGAAAACGCCACGCTACGCGCTTGGGCTAACACTCCTTTGCCTAGTGCTGTTATCGGGCTGCGCCGCCGCCCCGCCGTCACCGGCGCCGCTGCTTACCATCAATCAGTGCGCAACCCCGAGCCCCTGCACCCTGCCAGCGAGCCACCCGCGCAATAACGGCGAACTGCACCTGCAGCTAGAACGCACCGAAGCCGCCTGGGCACAGTGCGCCGCCGAAGTCGACGCCATCATTCTTTGCCACCAGGAAGGCACTCAATGATCAAACTTCAATCCCTACGCCAACACCTGCTAGCCTCGGTCGAAGAGCTACGCCGAAACCCCGAGCAGCTCCACACCTTCGTGAACGATGGAAAAGTGAAGTTCGCGCGGGGCACCAACCTGAGCCACCAGTACACCGTCGATGCTCAAATCATCATCACCGATTACAGCGGCTCACTCGATACCGTCATGGTGCCACTACTGCAGTGGCTCAACACCTACCAGCCGGATCTCATCGAAGATGAGGCGGTGCAGATCGAGGCCGAAATTCTCAGCAACACCCATTGGGATCTCGCGCTTACCGTTCAGCTCACCGAGCGCGTCGTCGCAAAAGTGGATTGCAGTACCGGCCGCATCAACGCCGAGCACCGCATGCCCGAGTACCCCGCCGATGCCTGCCCCGCCAAACACTGGCAGCTCTACATCAAGCACCCCGAAAACGCAGAACATGACCTGGTGGCGGAATGGGATAGCCCCGCATGAGTGACGATCTCGAACAAGAGCTAAAGCAGCTGGATAACTGGCTGACACCGCTCATCGAAAAGCTGAGCCCCAAAGAGCGTCGTGTCTTAGCGCGAGAAGTCGCGCAGGATCTCCGCATCGCCAACCGCGAGCGCATCAAAGCGCAAACCAACCCCGACGGCACACCCTACGAACCACGCAAACAGCTGCGTGGCCGAAGCGGTGCCATACGCCGCAAAGCCATGTTCAAAAAGCTGGGTACCGCCAAGTATCTCAAGGTGAGGACCAGCGCCGACGAAGCCGCCGTGGAATTTAGAGGGCAAGTCGCACGTATCGCCCGAGTGCACCACTACGGCCTTCGTGATCGCGTCGAGAAAGGCGGCCCACAGCACCAGTACGCCCGCCGCGAGCTCATCGACATCACCACCAAAGACGCCGACCAGGTGGCTAACAGCGTGCTGAACCACCTCGCCCCACCTCACTAACCCGCCGCTTGTGTAGCAAAGTTCGCACAACGCCCACCGCTACCACATCGCGCGTAAGCCGCGCAGCATGGGCAGCATGAACAACGTCGCCGAACTCCTCCGCCTGATTGAAAACCTGATCCGCCTCGGGGCCATTGCCGAGGTCGATCATGGAGACCCCACTGCCAACCCGCCGCAGCCACCCCGCGTGCGCGTCAAAAGTGGCGCACTGCAGAGCGGCTGGGTGCCGTGGATGAATGGCCGCGCCGGTACTACCCGGGATTGGAACCCGCCCACGGTGGGCGAGCAGTGCGTGTTGTTTTCACCCGGCGGCGACACCGCCAACGGCTTCGCCATGCCGGGGCTATTCCAAAACGCCCACCCCGCGCCCTCGAATGACCCGGCATTGATTGGCCGCTGGTACCCAGACGGCACCCGCGTCGAGTACGACCACGACAACCACCGGCTGCTCATTCACTGCGTGGGCGATATCTATCTGGAAGTAGAAGGCAACCTCACCGCCAAGGTTACCGGCAAGGCCACGGTCGATGCCGACAGCATCCACCACAACGGCGGCAGCCCCGTGGTCACCACTGCCCACATCTGCCACTTCACCGGCAACCCCCACGGCGATGGCAGCAGCACCGTCACGGCAGGCAAATAACCATGGCACTCAGCAAAGCGCAGCTTAAAAGCCGCATCGTTCAGGAAATGAAACAACAGGGAGCCACCGACACCGGTGAACACAGTTGGCTCAACCGCATGGCCGAAGCCATCGCCAATGCCGTAGTGGATGAAATTCAACAGAACGCCGAAGCACAGGTGGCCTACGGCTCATCATCGGGTAATCACAGGGTGCAATGACCATGGGCATGAACGCCACCACCGGCCGCCAGTTAGAGGGCCTCGACCATATCCGCCAAAGCGTGGCCGATGTCATCACCACGCCCATCGGCTCCCGCGTCATGCGCCGCGACTACGGCAGCCTGGTGCCGGAGCTGCTCGACATGCCCATGAATGACGCCCTGTTGATGCAGGTTTATGCCGCCACCGTGATTGCCGTCTCACGCTGGGAACCGCGCCTGCGCATTACCGGCACCCGCCGCACGGTCAGCACCCAACAGCCCGGCGCTGTGGTGATCGAGCTACAAGGCAAAACCACCGAAGGCACCCCCATCAACGTAGGAGTGCCCATCGCATGATTAGCCCCATTGACCTTTCGCAGCTACCCGCGCCTAACGTCGTCGAGCCGCTGGACTATGAAACGATCCTAGCCGAGCGCAAGGCACGGCTGATCGCGCTTCACCCCGAAGAGGAACGGGAAGCCGTGACCGAGCTGCTTGCGCTGGAATCCGAACCCACGGTCAAGCTACTGCAGGAGAACGCCTACCGCGAGCTGCTGCTACGCCAGCGCATCAATGAAGCCGCCCGCGCGGTGATGATCGCCTTTGCCAACGATGAAGACCTCGACCAGCTTGGAGCCAACCTCAACGTGAAGCGCCTGGTGCTGGACGCAGGCGACCCCACCGCCATTCCGCCGGTACCGCCCACCCTGGAAAAAAACCGCGACTACCGCGCCCGCATCCAGTTGGCGTTTGAAGGGTTATCGGTGGCGGGGCCAAGCGGGGCCTACGAGTATCAGGCCATCAGCGCCCACCCCAGCGTGTTAGATGTCTCGGTCGCCAGCCCAGAGCCGGTAGAGGTCGTGCTTACCATTCTCTCCCGCGAAGCCGGTGGCCAGCCCAGCCAAGCGGTGCTAGAGGCCGTGCGAAAACGCGTGGATGAGCGCCGCCCATTGACGGATCGCGTCACCGTGCAGGCCGCCACCCTGCTTCCGTTTAGCATCACAGCGGTGTTGGCCCTGCGCACCGGCCCCGACCCCGCCGTGATTCGTGAGCAGGCCCGGCAACAGCTCGCGGCATACGTGGAAGCCCGCCACCGGCTGGGGGCGTGGATCACCCGTTCAGGCGTTCACGCCGCCCTCACCGTGGAAGGCGTCGAGCGCATCACGTTGGACGGCTTTAGCGAGATCATCGCCGCACAGCACCAAGCGCCGCACTGCACCGGAATAATGCTGCAGACGGAGGGCGTATGACCGACCTACTGCCTCCTAACCGCACCGCGCTGGAAGCGCGCCTGGCCGCCTCGCATCCGCTCGCACTACCGGTACCGCTGCGCACGTTGTGGAACCCGGCCACCTGCCCGGCGCACTGCCTGCCGTTTTTAGCCTGGGCGTTCTCAGTCGACCAGTGGCACGAGTCCTGGCCGGAAAGCATCAAACGCCGTGTGATTGCCAACAGCGCCGAGCTTCACCGCATCAAAGGCACCCGCCCAGCGGTGGAGCTCGCCATGGAATCCCTTGGGGTAGAAGTCGAGCTCACCGAGTGGTTCGAGGCCACCCCCTATCTGCCACGGGGCACCTTCAGCACGTTGTTATGGGTGAATGAGAACCTCACGCCCGAGGCCCCGGCACTGCTCAGCGACACGCTCTACACCCAGCTACGCCAAGCTATCGACAACGCCAAGAACACCCGCAGCCACTACACCTTCAAGGTGGGTGCTAAATACACCGCAGGCATCGGGGCGGCCAGCGCCGTAAAAAGCGCCGCCGTTCGACGCGACACCGCCCACGCCATCACACCGCCGCTTCGCGCCCAAAGCCACCTCGGCGCGGCGGCCGTACAGCGCTCGGCAGCGGTATCACGCTGGGCGGCCGCCGCCACCCAAACCCCCGCGTTATCCACCCCGCTTGCCGTGGCATGCACCTTTCGCGCTACGGCGGTGGCCCGTTACCCCATGGAGGCCCCCGCATGACGGCCCTTGTTCCCACCCTCACCCTCGCCGGGCTAAACGCCGTGTTCAATGCCCAAGGCGATGGCCTGCAAGCCCGCATCACCCATATTGTGCTGGGCGACCAAGGCCGCACGCCCAGCCCTTCCCACACACGCCTGGGCAACCAGCGCCGCCGCATTGCCATTGCCGACGGCGAAAAAACCGCCGACCGACAGCTACACGTCACCGGCGTGGTGGATGGCGATGGCCCAGAGTTCTGGGTGCGGGAAGTCGGCTTTGAACTGGAAGACGGCACGCTGCTGGCCATCTGGTCGAGCACCCAGCCGCTGGCCTACGTCTCCAACAACGTGCCGCTGCTGTTGGCGTTCGATTTACGCCTGGATGCCCTACCGGCCAATGCCGTCACCCTCGTGACCACCGGGGCCAACCTGTCACTGGCAGCCTGGGGGGAACAGTACACCGCCAATGCCGCCGCCACCGTCGACAACATGGCCCGTCACGTGGGCTTGCTGTTTCGTGTCATGGAACTTGAGAAGCAAGCATGAGCACCCAGGCCCCCACGCTCACCATGATCGCGGGCACCACTTACCGCTTTAGCGCGGTCTGGGCCAGCGACGACACCCAGGCGACGCCGATCAACCTCACCGGCTGCGAAGCGCGTTTTGTGGTGGCCAGCCACCAGGGGGAAGCGCTGCTCACCTGCGAGACAGGTAATGGCATCGAACTGGAGCCAGAAGAAGGCGGCATCCTCCTGCACCTTCGCCCCGAGCAAACCGCTGGCCCCATCGCCCCCCACTGGGCAGGCGCCCGGTACGAGCTGCGCATCACCTTCCCCAACGGCGATGTGTTCAGCCTGCTGCAAGGACGCTTTCAGCTGCAGCCGGGGGTGATCCATGACTAACGCCACACGCCTCACCATCACCATGCCCGCTCGCAGCGTCACCGTGCGCCTGCCCGCACCTCAGCGCTTTCAGGTGATTAGCCACGGCTTACAAGGGCCACCCGGCACTTTATCGCCCGAGGTACTGCAGCAGGTCGCCAGCGCCCACCAAGCCGCCCAACAGCTAGGCATCTTGATGAACGCCTTAACCGATGCCATCCGCCACCACGGCGGTGTGATGGCGGCCCAAGAGGACACCACTCCATGAGTTTTGACGAGAATCTGATCGCGCTACGCCAAGCCGTCACCCACACGCTAGGGGTGATCGACGGAAAGCTGCGCAACAAAGCCAACAAAACCGATGTGATGACACCCGCGCAGGTCGACCAGCGCATTCAAACGCTGATCGGTGCCGCCCCGGAAACCCTCGACACCCTGGCCGAGATCGCCGAGGCGCTGGGCAACAACCCCAACTTTGCCGCCACCATCACCGAACAGCTCGGCACCAAGGCCACCAAAACCCAGCACGCCGCGCTGGAAGCCCAACTCAGCGAAGCCCTCACCGCGCTCACCGACGCCTTCACCCAAGGCGCGGCCACCATCCAAAACGCCACCCAGGAGTAACCGATGAGCCTTGAAAGCCAAATCGCCGCGCTCGTCAGCGCCGCCAACAGCCTCACCAGCCAAGTCGCTGGGAAGATGAACCAGATTGATCAGAAAGTGGATCAGGCAACAGCTGCGGTCCCCGACGCGGTCAAGAAACTGTCGCGACAGACCTTTTATGTCGATGCTGAATACGGCGATGACAACCACTCGGGTACCAAAGAAACCGAAGCATTAAAGACTATCAAAGGGATTGGTAGGCACGCAGCAAGCGGTGCAGAAATAGTGATCTATCTAAAGGCAGGACAAACCCATGAAGTTAAAGGGTTTGGTTTCTACCTCTCCACCGGGATGATTGGTTTTTACGCATGGGGAGACTATGCAACTCTTGGCAAACCGGAAATTAAATTTTCTCCTGAGTATGACCAAGCCAATAACTACTACCGTGGTTACGTAGTTGGTTTATCCACTGGCAACATCCTGACTCGCTTCTGTGACCTAACGGTAGATTTTGACGCTTCAAAAGGGGTGTTAAATACGCAAACCTCTTTTTGGGCCTACTCCAATAGCGCCATTTCAATAGTCATGCACCAGGCGGCGATCAAGCTTAGAAACGCACCTTTGATCGCGGCCTACAGCGGTTACTCAGGGCGTGACATCTATTTATCACTGTGCAGTATCGAAGTCATTGAGAACGTGTCGGGGCATGCGCAACTTGTCAAAAACCGCAATGGCACACACCACACGCTCAAACTGGACGTTTACGCCACTAACTTAATAGGCAGTATCACTTGGCGGGATTTAATCAACATCTATCCAGACAACCGAAACATATTAACGAACCTTGACCTAACAGCTATTTAAGGAGCCTATAGCATGATAATTAGCTTTGTATCTCATAACGGCAACTCGTACTGGAATGTGGACTCAGCAGCAACCACACTGCCAACCGATGTCATCCTGTACGCAGGCCAGCAAAAGCTAAACCAGCACATCGACACCGCCGCCGGAGCCGCCCGCGCCGCCTTCGTCAGCCCAGGGAGCTACATCGACCAAGAGTACCTGCTGGCCAAGCAAGAAGCCGCGGCGTGGCTAGAAGGCGGCAAAGACGAAAGCGCCATTCCATCGAGCGTGCAAGACCACATCGATATGTTCGGTGTGAGTGCCGACGCCGCCGCTACCGATATCGTCGCCACGGCAGAAGCGTGGGAAACGGCGTTGCGCGAGATTCGCCAGCTACGGCTAGGCGGAAAAGCAGCGGTCAGCCGTGCCGAAACGATTGAGGAGGCCGAGGCAGTGGCCGAACAGGCGATTGAGCAGTTGAATCGGTATCGGCCGCCTGAAGCATAATCAATACGCCGGAACGAACCAAGCCCGCTAAATAGCGGGCTTTGGCATATCAATTCAAACACTGCTCTTCTTACTTTAATCTTTGGTGCTTGCTGGCAACCAGCTCACCAATTTTTTGCCATTCCCGAAGAATACCATCCGTTTGACTGTAGTCGCTTTTAAGCTTCAATAAATCAGAACCTTTCAAAGCAAAGCTATCACCTTTACCCAACAAAAAAGCTTGATAACAATGAAAATAAAAACTTCCCCCATGCCCTCTTATTTCCACAGCCATCATTTCCACCTCAAAATAAACACTTAACTCATCAGAAGCCTCAATTTGATCACAAGCAAATTTATACACAATTTCTATAGGTCTAAAAAATCTTTCAACAAAGCTCTCAATTTCATCAACAGGACAAGACTCAAAAATGCAAATAAGAACATTCGGGTTTTTTATTATATTTAAAACACCTCTACCATCGTAGTCAAAAGCACCTGAGAAATTCTCATAAATTGTCGACTCTGTCGATTGGTATGGATGTATCTTACTAGTCGGCCACCCCTTGAAAGATTTTATCAAGGCAGGTGATATTTCCTTAACACTACTATAAGCGAGGTTAATTTTTTGACTATTTTCAAAAGCCCTATTTTGCTTTTCAACTTGGTCTATCTGGCGTCGCTGTTCTGTCAGCATTTCATCCTGACTATCAATCAGCGCTTGCTGCTGCCCTAGCGTTCTTACAAGCACAATCAGCGTAGCGACTACTGCAGTCACACCCACTGTCCCAGAAAGATACGTTGCGAAATGTGCCCAGTCTTCTGTTTTGGGTGAAAACCAACGGCCATGAAAATTCACAGCATAGACAATTATAAAAGCGCCTGAGATTAATAGAACCTCTCCAAATATCCAGTCATCCGTGATCTTGCTAAATAGCCACTGCTTTTTGGTTTCTTTTTTTTGACGCTTAGTTTTTGATAAGCCCACCACTCTACCCCCTCAGTCTTGTTAACCTTTATTCTGCCTTGTCCCCCGCTCCCCGCACAACGCCCGCCGCTACCCCTTCGCGCGATGCCCGCCCACCATGGCAACTCTCAGCACACTCTGAACCTGCGCAGGAGCCAAGCCATGGCAGACCAATTCCACCGGGGCGTTCGTGTCATTGAAGTGAACGAAGGCAGCCGACCTATTCGCACCCTCAGCACCGCCGTGATCGGCATGGTGGCCACCGCCCCCGAAGCTGACCCCATCGCCTTTCCACTGAATACCCCGGTGCTGGTCACCGACCCTTACGCCGCCATGGGTAACGCCGGGGCAGGCGGCACGCTACGCCGCTCGCTGGCGGCCATCGTTAGCGAAACCCGCGCCCTTTGCGTCGTCGTGCGCGTAGCAGAAGGCGACACTGAAAGCGAAACCACCACCAACCTCATTGGCGGCGTCGACCCAGCCACTGGCCAAAAGCTCGGCATGCAGGCACTCACCGCCGCCGAAACCCGGCTCGGCGTGAAGCCGCGCATCCTCGGCGTACCGGAGCTTGATAACGAAAGCGTGGCCAGCGAACTGGCAGGCATTGCACAGCAGCTACGCGCTTTCGCCTACGTCTCTGCGTTTGAGTGCAACACCAAAGAAGAAGCCCGCATGTACCGGGAAAATTTCGGCCAGCGCGAAGTGATGGTGCTGTGGCCCAACTGGCAAGCCTTCGATACCGAGGCAGGCGACACCCGCCCCCTCTCAGCGGTGGCCAAAGCGCTCGGCCTGCGTGCCCGGTTAGATAGCGAAGTGGGCTGGCATAAAACCCTCTCCAACATCGCCGTGAATGGCGTTACCGGCATTACCCACGACCTCTCCTGGGACCTGCAAAACCCCGCGACCGATGCGGGCTACCTGAACGAAGCCGATGTCACCACGCTGATCAACAAAAGCGGCTTCCGCTTCTGGGGCTCCCGTACCTGTGCTGAAGATCCGCAGTTTGCCTTTGAGTCCTACACCCGCACCGCCCAAGTGCTCGCCGACACCGTGGCCGAAGCCCATTTATGGGCCATTGATAAGCCCATGAACCCCAGCCTGGTGCGCGACATCATCGAAGGCCTGAACGCCAAGTTCCGCGAGCTCACCCGCCGCGGCTACATCCTCGGCGGCTCCGCCTGGTTCGATGACACCCTGAACAGCCAAGACGTGCTCAAGGGCGGAAAGCTCTACATCGATTACGACTACACCCCCGTGCCGCCGCTGGAAAACCTCACCCTGCAGCAGCGCATCACCGACCGTTATCTGTTGGATTTTGCCGACCGCGTCGCCGCCTAACCGCCGCCCAACATCACGCAAGCCATAGGAGTCACGAATGCTACCCAACATCCTCAAAGATTTTAATTTGTTCGGCGACGGCAACAACTGGCAGGGCATGGTCCCCGAGCTAACGCTGCCCGAACTCGCCCGCCGCATGGTCGAGTACGAAGGCGGCGGCATGGAAGGCCCGGTCGAAGTCGACCATGGCAACGAACTGCAGGTATTTGAATGGACGCTCGGCGGCATGACCGTCGATGGCCTCTTCGACACTTACGGCAGCCCCGTACACGACGCCGCCATGCTGCGCTTCACCGGCTCTTACGAATCCGACGAAGACGGCGGCACCATTCCCGTCGAGATCGTCATGCGCGGCCGCCATAAAACCATCGACCTAGGCGAGGCAAGCAAAGGCGACAACAACCAAATCAGCATCACCACCACGCTGACGTACTTCAAGCTCACCGTCGACGGCGAAGAGATCATCGAACGCGACGTGCCCGGTTACGTGTTCATCGTGCGCGGCGTAGACCGACTCGCCGAGCGCCGCCGCAATCTAGGCCTGTAAGCCCACCAACTACCAACGGCCGCCGCCGGCGGCCAAACACCTCACCCATAGGAACGCACCACCATGACCGACAAGACCGAAAGCCAAAGTACCGACACCCAAGCCAACGAAATGACCGTGGTGGGTAGCACAGCCCCCGGCGTACCTACCGAAACCGTCGAGCTGGAAACCCCGCTGCAGCGTGGCAAAACCCTGGTGAAAGAGATCACCGTGCGCAAGCCGATGTCCGGCGGTATGCGCGGCGTCAGCTTGGTGGACATCATGAACCTGGACGTGGCCGCCCTCACCAAAGTCATGCCCCGCATTACCACGCCCGCGCTCACCGAAGCCGAGCTGAAAACCATGGACATCGTGGATCTCGTGCAACTCGGCACGGCGCTGAACGGTTTTTTAACCCCAAAGAAATTCAAGGAAATCGAAGCCTAGCGCTGCCCGAGTTCGTCGAAGACGCCATGGCGGATCTCGCCATGGTGTTCCACTGGGAACCGCAAGCCATGGACGGCATGGAACTCGAAGAACTCATGGAATGGCGCGAACGCGCCCGCAAACGCCACGAAGGCAGCAAGCCAAAGGGTGGCAAGCAAGGCAAAAAGTAAGGCAGCAAATAGGGAAAGCCGATGGCACGACATCTACGACTGCAAGTGATGCTCAACGCCGTGGACCGTGTCACCGGCCCACTCAAACGCATGCGCCAAGGGGCCGGGCAAACCGGCCAAGCGATGCGCGAAACCCGCGACCAGCTCAAAGAGCTGCAGCGCACCCAAAGCGACCTCACCAGCTACCGCAAAGCCAACGCCGCCCAACGGCAGAACACCCGCGCGATGCGCGACGCCCGCACACGCAACCACCAGTACACCCAGGCGTTGGAGCAACAGCGCGAAGCCCACGCCAACGTGAAATCAGGGCTCACGGTGGCCCGCCGGGAATACGACCGCCTCGCCAAAGAGCTACTACGCACCAAACAGCCCAGCGACCAGCTCACCACCTCATTAGAGCGCGCCCGCGTGCGCCTGCACGGCCAGCAAACCGAGTTCGATCGCTCCGCCCGTGCCCTACGGGAATATCGCAACCGAACCCGCCACGCAGGCGAAGAGGTTAAGCGGCTAACGCAAAACCACGCCACGCAAACCGAGCGCATCCGTGGGCTAAAAACCCGCCTGGATGAAGCGGGCATCAGCACCGACAACCTCGGCCGAAGCGCCCGCGAACTGCGCACAAACGAGGAACGGCTTAACACCACGCTGCAGGAACAGAAACGCCACTTATCGGAAGTCGCCCAACGTCAACGCCGATTAACAGAAGCCCGCGACCGCTACCAAAACGGCATGGCCAACGTTGCCCGCGCTCAAGGCGTGGGTATGGGCATGTTCGGTACCGGCATCGCCCAAGGCTACGCCGCCAGCCGTTTGCTAACGCCCGGCGTGGCTTGGGGCGAACAGATGAGCGCGCTTCAGGCGGTGGGCGGTTATCAGTCCGATGACGAAAACTATCTCGCCCTTCGCCAGCAGTCGCGAGACCTGGGTGCATCGACTGCTTTCAGTGCGAACGAAGTAGGCGCTGGGCAGGAGTTCTTGATGCGTGCAGGCATGAGTAGCAACGCTATCAAAGCATCTATGGATGACGTGCTTGCTCTCGCCTTGGCCAACAACACCGAGCTGGCCCGTGCTGCCGATATTGCCTCTAACATCGGCAGTAGCTTTAAAGTCGATCTGGAGGGTGAAGGCGAGTTCGCTAGGGTCGCCGACATCCTCTCCGGCACCGCGCGGCGCACCAACGTGAACCTGGAAATGCTCGGTGAGACATTCAAGTACCTGGGCAACTTGGAAGGATTGGATATCAGCCTAGAACAGGCTGCCGCCATGACGGGGTTAATGGGGAATATCGGCATTCAAGGTAGCCAAGCCGGTACCGCTGTACGTGCGCTGGCTAACCGACTCACTAAGCCTACAACTGCCGCTGCCGCCTTGATGGAGCAATACAGCATAGAGGTGGCAAATGCCGAAGGCGGAATGCGCAACATCGAAGATATATTGCAAGATGCTTATCAATCCACCAAAGCGCTTGGCAATGTGGAGCGGGCGGGAGCCTTTCAGGAGATATTCGGTGTAGAAGCGGGCGCAGCTATATCAGAGGTAATCAATCAGCAAGGTGGCGGCAGCCTAACCGAACTACTCGAAGAGCTGAGAAGCAACGCCGGTGAAAACGCCCAAATGGCCCGCGTCATGGCTGACAACTTAGGCGGCGACCTCAAAAGCCTACGTAGCGCCTGGGAAGAAGTCGGCATTAGCATCACCGACACCAACGATGGCCCCCTGCGCGACCTGGTGCAAAACATCACCACCATCACCCGCGGCGTAGGCGAATGGATCAAAGCCAACCCCGAACTCGCGGGCACCATCGCCAAAGTCGCGGCGGGCATGATCGCGCTGGCCACCGTCGGCGGTGCCGTCACCATGACGTTCGCCAGCATCCTCTCCCCGCTACTGTTCGCCAAGTTCGCCATGACCACGCTGGGTATCAAGGTCGGTGGCTTGGGTACCGCATTAGGCTGGATCGCCAAAACCGCCATCCCCTGGGTGGCCGGTGCGCTGAAAGGCCTGCTGGTGGCCATGGGGCCAATCGGCTGGGGAGTTATGGCCATCGCCGCCACGGCACTGGTCATTTACAAGTATTGGGAACCCATCAAGGGGTTTTTCGTGGGCTTATGGCAGCAAGTCAAAGCTGCGTTTGCTGAAGGTGTGGGCGGCGTAGCGCGCCTGCTGCTCAACTGGTCGCCTTATGGCCTGCTGTATAACGCCTTCACCAGCACCATTGAACGGCTCGGCATCACCATCCCCGACGGCTTCCGCGACTTCGGAAGCATGATCGTAGACGGCATCATCAACGGCATTACCGCCAAGCTCGGCGAGCTACGCGACTCCATTACTGGCATGGCCAGCAACGCCATGGGCTGGTTCCGCGATGTGCTGGATATCAACTCCCCCAGCCGCGTGTTTACCGAATACGGCGGTTTCATCACCGAAGGCCTAGCCAACGGTATCGAAGACGACGCCGACAGCCCCGTGAAGCAAGTACGCAGCCTCGCCAATCGCATGCGCGACGCTGCAACGGGATTGATGCTAAGTGCAGGGATTTCATCACCAGCGGTGGCAATAGAAGCACAGCCGCCAGTGTTGCCCTCGATGCCGGAGCTAACAACTAGCATCCAGCGCCCCGAGCTGCCTGCTCTGGAAGCGCTAGAAATACGCGTGCCAGACATGCCGCGCCTAATGAGTGAGGTGGCCACACCAGAGACGCCCACGCTAGACGCACTGCAGGTAGAGCGGCCAACGCTGCCCACGTTAGGTGCGCTTGAGATCCACGTGCCCGACATGCCGCACCTAATGAGCGAGGTGGCCATACCAGAAGCCCCCACGCTAGACGCACTGCAGGTAGAGCGGCCAACACTGCCCAAGCTCGGCGCGCTTGAGATCCACGTGCCTGATATGCCGCGCCTAATGAGCGAGGTGGCCACACCGGAAACACCCACGCTGGACGCGCTGCAGGTAGAGCGGCCAACGCTGCCCCAGCTCGGCGCGTTAGAGATCCATGCGCCCGATATGCCGCGCCTAATGAGCGAGGTGGCCACACCGGAAACACCCACGCTGGACGCGCTGCAGGTAGAACGGCCAACGCTGCCCACGTTAGGCGCGTTAGAGATACACGCGCCCGACATGCCGCGCCTAATGAGCGAGGTGGCCACACCAGAGACGCCCACGCTAGACGCGCTGCAAATAGAGCGGCCAACGCTGCCCACGTTAGGCGCGCTTGAGATCCACGTGCCCGACATGCCGCGCCTAATGAGCGAGGTGGCCACACCGGAAACGCCCACGCTAGAAGCGCTGCAGGTAGAGAGGCCAACGCTGCCCACGTTAGGTGCGCTTGAGATCCACGTGCCCGACATGCCGCACCTAATGAGCGAGGTGGCCACACCAGAAGCCCCCACGCTAGACGCGCTGCAGGTAGAGCAGCCAACGCTGCCCAAGCTCGGCGCGTTAGAGATCCACGCGCCCGACATGCCGCGCCTAATGAGAGAGGTAGCCACACCAGAGACGCCCACGCTGGATGCGCTGCAGGTAGAGCGGCCAACACTGCCCACTCTGGAAGCGCTAGCGTTCCAGTGGCCAGAACTCCCGCAATTCGACCCGCTGCGCATCGACACCAGCGGCATACAGATTGACGCCCGCCCACCGCTGCAAAGCCACGCCAGCGCAGCCCCCAGCGGCGGGCTAGTGATTCACGGCGGCATCAACATCGAGGTGCACGCCGCCCCCGGCATGGATGAGCAAGCCCTGGCACGCCTGGTGAATGAGCAAGTACAGCGCGCCCTCCAAGACGCCGAACGCCGCGCCGCCGCTGCCAGCCGCCGTAACTTCCACGATAACGATTGAGGGTAATCACATGATGATGACCTACGGCCTGTTTGTGTTCGGCCTCAGCACCGCCGCCTACCAAGAGCTACAGCGGCAAACCAACTGGCGGCATGCCAGCACCTCACGCATCAACGCCCGCCCGGTGCATCAGTTCCTCGGCCCCGGTGACGACACCATCAACCTCACCGGCACCCTGCTGCCCATGTTCACCGGCGGCCAGCAGAACCTAGACATGCTCCGTGCACTAGCCGATGAAGGCCGCGCGTGGCCGCTGATCGAAGGCACTGGCACTTATTACGGCATGTACACCATCGAAAGCCTCACCGAGCGCAAAAAAGAGTTTTTCCGCGATGGTGCCGCAAAAGAAATCGAGTTCGATATCAAGCTGACTCGCATCGATGAAGGCCGAACCGAACTGCTCGGCATACTGGAAAGCAGCGCTCTACGCGCCATTACCGGGGCACTGGCATGAGCATGCAACCCGACTACCGCATTAGCCTGCAAGGCCAAGTCATCAGCCCCGAGTTCCGCGCGCGCCTGGCGTCGCTCACGCTTCATGATCGGCGCGGCATGCAAGCCGACCAGCTCGATATCACGCTCACCGACGATGACGGCATGCTGGATATACCGCCCACCGGCGCAGAGCTAATCCTGGCCATCGGCTGGAAAGGCCAAGCGCTCACCGAGCGAGGCACGTTTATCGTCGATGAAGTCGAGCACACCGGCGCGCCGGATACCCTCAACATCCGCGCATCCAGTGCCAACATGCGCCAAGGGCTACCGGGAAAGCGGACACAAAGCTGGGATAGCGTGACGGTGCGCGACATCATCGAAACAATCGCCGCCCGCCATGAGCTGGTGGCCAGCGTGGGCGCAACACTAGCAGGCGTACGCATCACCCACATCGACCAAACCAACGAATCAGACCTCCACTTCCTCACGCGCCTGGCAGAACGCTTCGACGCGGTGGCCACCGTCAAAACAGGCCACCTGATTTTTGTACCCGCTGGCCAGGCGACAACAGCCACCGGGCTAGAGATCCCGCCCATTCAGCTACGGCGCCAAAACGGCGACCAGCACCGCTACCTCAAGGCCGAGCGCGACGCCTACACCGGCGTAACCGCGCTATGGAATAACACCGCCCACGCCACCCGCGAAGCCGTCACCGTCGGCGATGCCTCCAACGCCCAACAACTACGCCACACCTACGCCACCGAGGAAGAAGCACTCGAGGCCGCCCAAGCCGAATGGCAGCGCATCCAACGCGGAACCGCCTACTTCAGCATCACCCAGGCCATCGGCGACCCCGAGCTATTCCCCGAGACACCTGCCTGGTGCATCGGCTGGAAACCACAGATCGACGCCACGCCATGGATCATCACCGAAGTGACGCACAGCCTCACAGAGAGCAGCTATACCACGGCGCTGCAACTGGAAAGAAGAAGCTAATCATTAGGAAAATTAGAAAGTTACGCTACGGTATACACTGAAGGATGGGTAGCTAACACGTCCGCCTAAGCTACGCGCATCGGGAACTAAACGATGAAAAGGTGGTACAATGTATAGCTTATCTACGTATTGAGCAGCTAACCAAGCGATAAGGTACGCAAAACACTAAGTTACGCAGTGAAGCTAGTAACAGCTCGGTACGTTTACGACTAAACGACCTTGTCTATACAGCCGTACACTGCAATGATGTAAGTACCAAAGGATAACACCTAGCGTCAGACGCCAGGTACATGACCGCCAAGCTGACGCTGTGGCGGTTTTTGTTCGCTACCAAGCGAGCAACTGCTAGGAGAGTCATCATGGCAAGCGCAAATGTAACCAAGAAAGTACGTCAAGTACTGGACCTCACCTGGGACGACGAACTCCCAGTGGAGCCGGTTGCCATCGCTCGCTACCTGCTGATCACGAAGGGTGATGAGAAGCGCAACATCTCCATGGTTGGGCGCGACGACATCACTTTCAGTGGTCAGGCGCGGTACGACCAAGAGAAGCAACGGTATTACTGCGAATACAACGTCAATGAGCCCAGCTATCGCCAACGTTTTACCCAAGCCCACGAGCTGGGGCACGTTGTGTTGGGGCACGTCCGTAACGGGGTTAGCCCAAAACGCGATACGAGCTTTGCGGTGCGCTCGGATGACCAGGATGAAATTGACGCGAACCAGTTTGCGGCGGAGCTTCTGATGCCAGAGGAGTACGTGCGCACAGCCGTTAAGCGCGAATTTAACGTCAACAAGCTGGCCAGCCTGTTCGACGTATCTACGGCGGCGATGCACTACAGGCTCAAGAACCTAGGTCTGCTATAAGTTTTCTATGTCTTTCCTTGAACGTTATCATCGATATCTAGGCAAACACACACCTAAAACCAGTGACTCGGATGAAGGAGATACCGAGTCACTAGGCCTAGGTAAACGTTCCAATCCTGATGAACATAACGAAGAAGACTGGACGGGGACAAAAACCCCTGAACAGACAGAGGAAGATAGCGAGAAGCTTCGCAAGCGGCATAATGAAGACCTGGATCGCGATAGGGTTGCTCGTCATACTCAAGGTACCCAGCAAGTAGAGCAAATCATCACGCGCACCAAAGCAGCATCTAGGAATTTCCTTAGACTATCCGTTGCTGGGGCTTCCACAATTTTCGTGATCGGCATTTTCTCATTGCCACAAACGCGTGAATTGTTGAATTACTGCCCATGGATAGAGCTAGATGCTGACATAGCCACCTCGGGGCACTGGACGATATATCTACTTCTGTTTCTGCCTACTACATTGATGGCCGTCTTAGGCATCACCCTTTGGATCACTGGCCTGAAGTTCTCCTCACAAATTTATGGCGGTATTCAAGGGTCAGAAGAAAAAGGGTCCAACGAAACCTTGTCAGAGTGCCTCAAAACTTGCCAAGAGATATTAAAGCAAAGTAGCGGATCGCCGTGATCTAACCCTCCGACCAATGAGCCGAGGGTGGTGGTTTAGCACCCTATCGATGACCGCCCTTCACTCTGGCGGCGCCTCAAAAAGCCCCATCACCATCGCCCGCAGCTCCTCCGCTTCCCAAAATCCGGTCAGAATAGAAACGATCAAAGCCGCCGCTGCCAGCCATAGCGCTTTGCGGTTACTCCACTCCTGCTCCGCCTGCGAGCGTTTCCCCTCTTCCACCTGCGCCGTCAGGATACGTAGCTGCTCATCGCTGTTGTCAGTTTGTTTTCTAAGGCGCTCATCCCGTGCGGCCTGCTCCGCCTTCGCTTTATCCGCTTGCTTGGAAATCATCTCTAAAGCGAAATCTGGGTGGGTGGGAAGTCGACTTTTTACAGGTAGCTCAAGATTCAGAAGCTGGGGTGAGAGTGATCCACCTGAGCTTCCTTGAATATCAGCCACCGCAGGCTTAAGTGGTGCATGGCGCAGTTCATTACCTAGAGGCAAGCCTCGATCCTCAGCCATGAGCATACGCCATTTGCTTGTAGGAGCTAAAAGCCCGGCGTTTGCTGGCCCAAATAATAGCGCCTTTTCATACTCGATAGCGGCTTCACACAAAATCATATCCAGGTAGTGCAGCTCTTCATAAGCCCGAGTAAACACACCGGCCGGAAAGTCCATGGCCAAGTAGGGAGTAGAAACAGGCGTCAAGTGAACGGCCTCGTCAGCGCTCACCAATGAGGCCACCCGTTCAGCAGGCGGAAACGAAGGTAATCGCTCCAACTTTCCATTTTTTATCACCAGTGGTTTCGAAGTCCCCATGCTCCCCCCTACCTAAATTGTGATCCCAAGCAAAAGCCCCCAACCAATCCATGGCCGGGGGCGTGGGTGCCGCATCCTTCTGGCGAAGCGGTTACGCCACGCATGCTTTTAGGCGACACCCTCACTATGACAAATCCGCTCAGACAATGATGTAAGTGATTTTCCATACCGGTGTAAGAGATCTCTGATATTTTTTGCTCATAGGCACAGCTACCAACTACTTACTTTCTTCTCTTGCATCGAAGGTTGCTTTGCTGGTAATAATGAAAGGGTCTTGGCGATAGGCTGTTCCCTACGAGCATCCTATCCTCCTCGTGTCACGATGTGACTTGCTGGGCTTCCCTGTGACACTGCTACGGTGTCTCATGATGATCGCCAGTTGGTTATTGGGCCATGCGCTATGCGCTCGAAAAGCCAAGACATGCTGAGGAGTCCGAGAAAATGAAGAAAAAACTTTCTCGGCTAGCTCAGGAGCTTTGGTTCGCTGTCACAGCCATTCAAAATGCAGAGTGGTTTGCTGATAAGACTGAACTGATTTTACAGCTTCTGGGCGTGGCCTTTAACTACGTTCCTACTTATGACGCTACCATGGAAAGATCGCTTCGAAGTCAAACCTGGCCGATGGGTCTACATCCCCACCCAAGAGACGCTTGAAAAAGGGCGGCAAATCAAAGCGCTTGTTGCTAGTAAATTCCAGGCCCCATCGTTCTATTATCACCTGCATGAAGGCGGCCATGTGGCTGCTATTCAATCGCATATTGATGATCGATATTTCCTAAATGTAGACATTAAGAATTTCTTCGGGGTGATCAATCGAAGTAGGATCACTCGCTCACTGAAAAAACGTTTTCCCTATGCTCAGGCCAGAGAGATCACCGTTCAATCTACCGTGCGAGTGGTCGGTGAAAGCCGGTATGAATATCACCTTCCCTATGGCTACCCGCAGTCCACGATTCTGGCGTCGATATGCTTAGTCGATAGCGCTTTAGGCAGGTATCTAAACTCCCTTTCAAACCAATGCAACGTCAGTGTGTACGTTGACGACATCATAATCTCTGGTAACGACCCAGATGAGCTGCAACAAATCAGTGATACGCTCGCAGAGAAGTCCGAAGTGTCGCGGCTTTTTTTTGGTCGACAGAAAGCCCATCAAGTATCCGAGACAATTACAGCGTTCAACATTGAGCTTTCCCAACATAAAACAAAAATTACGCATCAGCGTTACAGCCAACTCCTGCAGCAAGCATTACTAGCTGACAATGAAAGTGTCATAAATGGAGTACTAGGCTATGTGCGCTCAGTTAATCGAGAGCAGCATATAGAAATGCACAAAGAGTTATTTACATTAGGCCATATAAAAGCGCCCGCGTAGGATGTCTATGCGGGCGCTTTTGCTATCGAAGATAAGAAACTATTATGCCGCGCAATACCGTACTTGTTGCACTACCACACCACGAACCATCCTCGCCGTGGCCATCAGTCCATTACCCCCATTAGGCGGCAACAGCCGATACCGGGATCCTACACGAAACGTTTTATACAGGTGAAGAGCATCATCCATCTCCACAACCACGAGATCGTCATGGCCTAGGCTTTGCGATTCATCCACCACCAGCACATCGCCCTCGATCACGGTGCCATGAACACCAGCCTCTGGCCCGACCTCAACGGCAAAGCAGTTAGGGGAATAGCCATCACAGTCGATCCCCAACAACGCTGGATGATCAATGCCAATGGCCAGGGGGCCAAGGTAAGATAAACGCATTGCTCACCTCAGCTCCGCACGGCTTCACTTTCGATGACATAATTTATGAAAGCACTGCAAACAATTAGCATATAGCGAGCATCAGAATACTTAAGCTTACTCTCATTCATATCGAGCATAGCATGCCGAATTCCATCCTCGTGGCTGGTATAACCATAAAGTGCGTCGTAAGCCCTGGTAATGCTGGGCGGAAGATCTTTATCACGGCCAAGGGTTTTGATGAGTTTTCCAAGCGTTCCTTTTTCATCTCCAGTGACAGTTTTCACTAGAGACTCGACAGCACAAATCGACTCTTTGATGGAGTTTCTGAAATCCCGAGAATTGCGGTCAGACATGAGCTGAAGTGCTATTTTCAAATGGTACCGGACGCTTGAAAATTGGTCAGGAACCGTAAGAGAAGATTCAATTTCTTCAATTTCAGCATCAGATACTACGGGGGAAATAACTCCCGCCACAAACCGATAGCCTGAGTTCTCTCTTGCCAAAACCTCATTCACCGACTTATAGAAATTATTTTGCAGGTCAGTGCCATGGCCGCACCACTCCCCAATGAACTCGACAAGATCATACACCTTCATCCAGCCTTCGCTCAGAAACCAATACTTAATAAAGTCAGGAGTTACCCCTCCAGCTTCATCAACAGGCCTCTTAGCAAAATAAAACATGAAGTCAGTAAAAAACTCCTCAGCTTTTTTATTATTACTCAAAATAACAAAAGGGTTTAAATTTTTAAATATTAAGAGATAAGACACACTCCACAGAGATGACCTGAGCTCTTGGTTCATATCATCGATCTGCAGAACCTTAGTTTCTCCCCCGTCCATCATTCTCTCTGAAAAACGACTCATACCGTTCCCTTTTAGCTATTGATCACAAGTATTGTTCAGCAGTATCAATCAGTTTTTCAGCCGCCTCACAGCTTGAGAGCGCATCCGGTACACATGACAGGCAACGGCGCAGGTCAATGGCCGCCATATCCAGGTTGGACTTAGAAACGCTATAGGGCAGGGCCGCAATACGCGTGCGTAGAGCCTCGGATTGTGGCTGATGCTCATCCATCATGGCCATGCACTGCGCAACATCTTCAGAACGGCTAGATGCACTCAGCTCGGCCATCTCAAAGCCGGTCAACACCAAGCTGTTTGCCTCATCTATCAGCACCTCTGGAGAGTCAGCAAACGCTGGCAAAGAAAAAAAGCTAGTCACTGCTAATGAAACCAACAACTTATACATTCCCTTACTCCCTGTCGTTTTTTAATACCCCTAAAGCACCTGCCCCAGGTTCACCAAGCACCGGCCCAAAATCTCCACAAACTGCTTTTGCTCCGGTGCTATCAGCTCTTTGTCGTAACGCGGGTTATCGCTGATCAACAACCAGCCCCCGCCCGCCACGCGCTGCATTCTTTTTATCCGGCGCTCGCCATCCATCAAAATCAGGTAGACGCCTTCACGGCTCGGGTCACGCTGTGTGAAGTCCACGAACACGTAATCGCCGTCGTCGATCGTGCCCACCATCGAATCACCGCGCGCCCGTACCCATGCCCCGGAATCAGCGGGCAATTTCAGCTCTGCCAAAACGGCACGATCCATATGGAAGTAGCCCAGTACCTTTTCATCGGCGAAATCCCGCCCGCTACCCGCGGCACACTCCACGTCATACATCGGGATTGAGGCGACGGTAGGATCATTTAAACGCTGATCAAGGTAGCTCAACGGGTCTTCTAGGCTTGAAGCCAGGTTATTTTCACTTGAATTAAATTGCTCAGAACTTCCATCTGAAAACGAATCACTCGAATGAAAGCCATCCGAGCGTGAACCTGAAAAAAGGTAATTAACGTCTACACCAAGCGCTCTCAATTTTTGAAGATAGTAGGCGTCAGGCGCTCTCTTATCGGTTTCATAGTTGTATTGAGCCACTTTTTTGACGCCGCCAGCCTCCCCGAATGCCTCCTGAGACATCCCAAGCCTAACCCTTTCTTCTTTCAGTCGACTGCCGAAGCTATTCACGTAAAGATCCTTTTAGGAGTTGACGAATTCACGTTTGTGAATCATCATTCTCGTATGTATACAGACCGATAAGACCTATAGAGGAAGCCTAACCCATGACGCTAGTGAACGCCACGAAGGCCACTCATGCGAGTCCATCGCCTTCCAATAACAAAACCACGCAGGTGCTTGTACGTGTCACCCCGAAAGTTCGCGCCGAGCTAGAAAGCATCGCTGAAATTGAGCAGCGCTCTTTGTCTGCGGCAACTCGAATCATGATCGAGCGCGGTATTGACCAGTACAAATCCGACTCACTCATCGCCGATTAACCCCACTCATTGCATAAGGAAAGCCCCTATGTATCAGGACACTAAGCGCCTACGCACCAAGAAAAGCGTTTACCTGGATGAGTACGAAGACGCTGTTATTACCGCGCTGGCCAATCTCTACGGCATCAGCAAAGCAGCGCTCATGCGGGAAATGATGATGACCCAAGCCCGCGAGCTGGTCGGCGTCGGCAATATCAACAGTGTGGGTCAGCGTGCGGGGTAAATCTGCCCCCTGCTTCACCCCTTCTTCCACCCCTGCAAAAGGTGAGTGATGCGACGTGACCGTAAGACCGACATCGATATAGACCCCGATTTCGCAAAAGTGCTGGAGCTTGTGTGCGAGCAGGAAGGCTTCAGCTCGCATGAGGCGGCAATGGAATATCTGGTTACCCGTGGGATTCGTGAAGGTGGTCAGAAAATAACTGGTAGAGGCCGCGCTTTGTACGACGTAAAGAGAGGGCCAAGTGACTGAGACAAACGAAGAGGAAGTGCTTGAGTTCAGTCGGCTCCGGCTCGACTGCCCTCACTGCGGTAGCTACATGAAAGTGCGAACTTCGAAGACGCACATTCCTGAGCTCCGCGAGCTGTACCTGTACTGCACCAACGAATTCAAGTGTGGGTACCGCTGCAAAGGGCGCGTCAGCATCGATGAGACGCTCGTACCGAGCCACTGCCCAAATCCAGACGTCAACATCCGCCCTTCTAACTGGCTGCTCGGAAAAATGGCCTTAGAAGCGCAGGGACAAATACGCCTGGCTGGGTTTAAGCCAACAGAGAAGGAACCGAAGCCATGAACGTACTACCGATCAATTCAGCAAAATCTCCGTTCGATCTCGCCACCGAAATTCTATGGCGTCACCGCTGGAGAAGCCGCACCGAGGCGCTGCGCAACACCATTGGATGGATGGTAAGCGACTACGGAATCAGCGAAGCCACCGCCGAAGTAGCGGCCATTCAAGCCTATGCCGACCTCGACAGCACCAATGAATCAGCACGCATTGACGTAGACGCTACCACCTCACACGTAGTCGTTTTCCGCGACGACAGCGGCCGTCCGGTGATGCTCACCGCCCGCGACCTCAGCCGCATGATTCAGCAAGCCCGCGACGCTGGCCTCGCCCGCGTAGTGGATGCCGACACCCGCCGCCCCATCGTTCTGGAACACTGAGGTTCGCCCATGGCCACCGTGACCCCGTTACCCGCTCGCCAGACCCCGCCGCGCGTTCATCCCGACCGCGCAGGCTTCGGCGCACTGCGCGCCGAGCTACACCAGCGCGCCGCCGATCAAGACCTTGTCAGCGTGTGGGCAGATCTCCCCTTTGCTGAGCGTCGCCTAGTGCTGAAAAGTGCCGGCCTTTCTGTCGATGCCACTCAGCAAATCAGCCAGCTCACCAAAGCCGAACGCGCTGCCGTGCGCGCGGCTATCCACCGTATGAGCGAATACGCCAGCGGCCTGAAAGACCAGCTACGCAACCGTAAGCACCCCAGCGCAGAGCTGGCCAGCCACGCCCGCCAAGCCATCGCGGAAGGCAACACCAAAGCGGCGCTTCACTGGCTCAGCCTGATCGAAAAGGGGGTCGCATGAACGTGAATAAAGTCATGCTTGGGCTCTATGAAGCGCACGCGCAACTGAAAAGCCTCGCCGCTGAACTGCAAGTACAACCGACGCAGAACAGCCAAATGGCGGGTGAAGAGCTAACGCGTGAGGTAGAAAAACTTGGCTGCCAGCTAAGCCAAATCGAAGGCGTTTTAGGCGATAACGATCTTGCTATCGCCGCTACGCTGGCGGCCGCGCTCTGCGAAACGCCGCCGCGCGTCATCGGTGTGGTTCACGAGGTAAAAGCGTGAGCGCGTTAGCCCTAGCCTTTCAACACAGCTCTGGCACCAAGGATTGCTACATCTTCCTGCAGGCGCACTTCGAGCGCTTGCCGTCGTTGGCGCAGAAGCTGGCCGAGGGATACGTTCATGTATCCAAGCGACATGGCCACGCGGCGGCTAACCGGTGGCTACGCCGCCACGCGCAGGATCTGATAGATCCAGCCAGCCTCTATCACCGCTTTTCGGCCATCGCCGAGGATTTAGAGCGTGGCTTCAACGCTCTGGTGAAGCGTGCCTCCACCACCATTGAAGGCCTGAAAACCGCCTGCGCTTGGCTGACCAGCGTTCAGGATCGCTTAGTGGTACACGGCCTGAACGTGACGCACGACGATGAAGCGGTAATCAACCACGCCCAAGCACAAGCCACGGCGCTGGAACGCGAGCGCAGCAAGCTGATCGGGGGCATCGCCGAGCATAACCGCCGCCTGCGCCTGGGCTTGCTGCCGCCCCCGCTCAACCTGAAAACGCCTAAGGCGCGCACCCTCTCGGGCCAGTCGCGTGAGATAGCGCTGCAAATCGCCAATTCACGCAACCCGTTAAGCCCGCCCCTGGGCATCATTCCATTGATGGCAGTGTTCCGGTGGCACCGCGCCCCGGTCATGAGCTTAGCCGTCGTCAATGAAATGGCGCTCGAAAAGGCCCGCCACCGCGCGCGCCTGCATGGCCTGAACCCGCCTAGCCTCAAGCTGAAAAGCGGCGTGCAGCTCGCCAAACTCACCGACCCCATTTGGTGGCGTCGGCAGTTGCGCCGCTTGGGCGGCCGTCGGTTGGAGCAAGTGCAGCGCGAGGCACATCGTGTGCACAAACGCGCGGGCATTTACTGCAGCAACGTCACCCTCGACCGCCGCCGCGCTCAGAAGAACCGCAACCGCGCGTTGCTGGAAGCGCTGGAAGCCATCAACCAGGAAGGCCAGGTCTACACACTGGCCGAACTGGCCGAGCTGGGCTTATCCAACCCCGACCACCGCCGCGCGGAATTGATGCTGCGCATCAGTGACACCGAGGCGGAATCACGCCGTATGGGTCACGTCGGCATGTTCTACACCATCACCGCGCCCAGCCGTTTCCATCCGGTGATATCTGAGAACAGCGTGAGCAACCCGAAGTACGACGGCAGCACGCCCCGCGAAGCGCAGGCTTATTTGCAGCAGGTGTGGGCACGCATTCGTGCAGCGTTGGCCCGGGAGAACCTGGGCATTTACGGCATTCGCGTAGTGGAGCCGCACCACGACGGCACCCCGCATTGGCACCTGTTGATCTGGATGAAGCGCGAAGACACCCAGCGAATCAACCAGATCATGCAAAGCCACGCCGAAGCCGACACGCCCGAAGAGCTTTACGACCGCCGTGGCCGCAAAACCACCGCCCGGTTCAAGGTGGAGCGCATCAACTACGCGAAAGGCACTGCCGCTGGCTACGTGGCCAAGTACATCTCGAAAAACATCAACGGCGAGCAGTTCACCCGCGAAGGCGTGGCCAACGACGACAAAGACCGTTATGGCCACGAACTCACCAGCGTGGCGCCGCGCATTGAATCCTGGGCAGCGGTGTGGGGCATTCGCCAGTTTCAGTTCGTGGGGCTGCCCAGCGTTACCGTGTGGCGTGAAGTGCGCCGCCTGAACGAAAAGCACATCGATGAGCTGGCCGCCTGGGAAGCCGCTACCCGCCCAGAGCGCCGCGTGGCGGATCGCCTGCACCAGATCCGCAAAGCCGCCAACGCAGGCCAGTGGGACCAATTCTTACGTTTGATGGGTGGCCCCAACCTGCCCCGCAAACAGCGCCCGATTAAACCCTGGACGATGCCCCGCGTGGATCTCCAGCAAGCCGAGTTCAGCCACGCCACCGGCGAAGTGCGCCAAGGCGTCGAAGCCAAAGGCCGCCACGGCGAAAACAAGCTGGGCACCTTCGGCATCGTCGTCTCCGACGGCCGAGGCAACGAACACGAATACCTGACCCGCTTTTATAAGTGGCAAGTGCGCAGTAAAGCGCAGCGCCACCAGGGGGTTTCGGGAGGAGGCGAAGCCGAGTCCCCTTGGACTCGTGTCACTAACTGTACGCAGGGGCCAGATATCCAGCCCCGCGAGCCTTCCCCAGCGGAGCGAGAAGCCCAGCTCGAACGCCTTAAAGCGTGGCAGAGCTCAGAAATTTACCGAGTAGAGCGCGATGCCGAGTACGAAGACGCCATCGCCGCCCGAGAAGCCGCGCGAAACCTCTTCGCGCCGCCCACCCCTACCCCGCAGGAAGAGTACTTCCCGCCTGAATTGTGCTGAAAGGAGCATTAGCCGTGCATAAAGCTAGCCCAACTGAGATGCGAAAAGCCTTTTTGGTGGCCAGAGCCTATACCGACATGGGAATCCAGTTCGTGCCTATGCCGGTGTTTAGCGAAGAGGAGAAAAACGCGCGCATTAAAGAGGCTGATGAGCGCCTGGAGAAAGAAGCTACGCGCCTGGAAGAAGAGGAGTCCGCAAACGATGGCCGATAACGCCGACCGCGCCGCGGTCACCATTCAACAAAGCCTGGAGGCTACTCTGGCCAACCGCGCCCGGCTCGCCATCCAAGCCGCCAACGATGAGTGCATCGATTGTGGCGACGAGATCCCAAGCGCCCGCCGTGAAGCTGCGCCTTGGGCCACTACCTGCATCGGGTGCCAAGGCATTCGTGAAATGAAACACAAGCAAGGACGATAACCATGGCTATTGATATCAAGTGGGTGCAGGAAAACCCGTTAGAAGCTGCGCAACAACTGGAGCTGCTCAGCGTATTACGAGATGCCTACCGTGCCGGAGAGGAAAAAGAAGCCAGTATCAAAGAAGAGATACAGGCACATGCGGCAGACCTAGAGAATTACGCTGAATCGGTCACTCAGGCAGCTAGCGAAGCCTTGGACGCATACCGCAGGGTATTTGGTGAGAGCAGTTATAACCAAGTGGATAGGCAGGCGTTTACAAAGCTTGGGACCGTGCTGGCCAGCGTGCCTCGCACGGATCAGGCGCGCCAGTATTTGATCGAGCAAGCGGAGTCACTGGAATTAAGCGCCAATTCGCTGGAGAAAGGCGACCACGGAACAGCCGCGCTTGAAGCCCGCCTTCGCGCCAAGTGGCTTCGACAAAAGGCCAAAGGGGTGGATTGATGGTGCAACATGCAAAGGGCGGCACCTACGCCCGCCAAGCCGCAATGCTATGCAAAGACAAAGCGTTTCAGCTCTACCTGGATCGCCGCCGCCGGTACAAGCACCAACTAAACGAAAACCAGTTACCTGACGGCACCCACACCGCCGAAGATGCGCGCGACTGGCTGTGTGCTGCCTGTAAAATTAACAGCCGCGCCGAGCTGGATAGCAAGCCAACCGCATGCCAAACGTTCCGCATGATTCGCAACCGCTTCAACCGCTGGCGGGCAAGGAATAAGTCATGAGCCTACAAAACGTACTAGACTGCGAGGAAATCAAGAAGATAACCGGCTACCAGCGCCCAGCCGATGCCGCACGCTGTTTGAGAGAGCAAGGCGTCGTCGTGTTTAACGGCCGCCGTGGCCCCTGGACCACAATCGACTTGATTAACAAAGCGGGCGGTATCGAAGCCGCCCAGCCGACTGAGCTGAGCCCGACCGACATACTATGAAGACACGCCCGCGCAAACACAGCCCCGACATACCTGCCCACATCAATCAGTCAAAGCTCCCCAACGGAGTCTATTTTGACAAGCGCGGCCGGGGCCGCTGGTATGTTCAATACCGTGATGAAGCGGGCAAGCTTAAAACCGAGCGTATCGCCGGTGCCGATGCCACGCTGTCAGAGCTTCACCGAATCATGGAGCAACGCAGCGGCATAGATCGCCGCACCCTGCGCTACCTGGCGAAACAGTTTCACCAATCGGCACAGCTCAAAGAGCTGGCTATGAAGACCCAACAGGACTATGAATACTGCCGGGCCACGCTGCTGGAAATGCCCACCAAGCTGGGCAAGCCGCTGGGGGATCTGCCCACGTCGCAATTCTCCCCGGCACTGGTTCAGCGCCTGGTCGATAAGATTGCGGCCGAGGGCACACCATCAAAAGCGAATCACCTTTTACGTTATCTACGGCGCCTGTTCCGCTGGGGGATCAACCGTGGCTATTGCGATAGCAATCCTGCTCAGGGGGTGGAGTCTGCTAAAGAGCGAAAGCAACGCCGTTTGCCGGATCTGGCCACCATCGCTCGTCTAACCGAGTTTGCCCAGCAACGTGGCCAGCGCACGCGCGGCGAAAAAGGCGCGTGCGCGCCTTACCTCTGGGTCGTGATGGAGCTGGCCTACATTTGCCGCTTACGCGGGATAGAAGTCGTAACACTCACCGATGCCAACAGCACCGCCGACGGCGTGATGACCAACCGCCGCAAAGGCTCCCGGGATAACATCGTTCGCTGGTACCCACGACTAACCACCGCATGGACAGCCGCCACCGAGCGCCGCGCAGGAATCTGGAAAGCCAAAGGCAGGCCGGTACCCATGCACCCCGAAAATCGCCCACTCATCGTGGCGGCCGACGGCAGCGAGCTACGCAAATCAAGCCTAGACACTGCCTGGCAGCGGTTAATCAAGCTGGCCATCGAAGAGGAAATCATCACAGAGGAAGAGCGCTTCGGCCTGCACGACCTAAAACGGCGCGGCATCACCGACACCAAAGGCACCCGACACGAAAAGCAGGAGGCCAGCGGCCATCGATCTGCTAGCATGATGGATACTTATGACCTAAGCGTGCCTGTAGTTAATCACCCTGGCAATGAATAA